AGATAAAAAATTCTTTGAACCATATGATGTTGTCATTGGTGATGAAGCACACCAGTTTAAGTCAAAGTCTCTGGTGGGTATTATGAGTAAACTTAGAGATACAAAGTTTAGATATGGATTTACTGGAACTTTAGATGGATCACAGACACATAAATGGGTACTAGAGGGACTGTTTGGACCAAGCTACAAGATTACACAAACAGCAGATCTAATTAAGAAGGGACATCTATCCAAACTTGACATTAGAGTTTTATTACTGAAGCATCCTCCTAGGACATTTGAGACTTATGAAGATGAAATTCAATACATCATTTCTCATGAACAACGTACAAACTTCATTAAAAATTTAGCTTTAAGTCTGAAAGGCAATAGTCTTATTCTATTCCAAAGAGTTGAATCCCATGGAAAGATTATTCATGAACTAATAAATAACTCAGTGGATGATACTAGAAAAGTATTTTATGTTCATGGTGGAGTAGATGCGGAAGAGAGAGAACGAGTTAGATCAATTACAGAGCAGGAAACGGACTCTATTATTGTTGCTTCATACGGTACTTTCTCTACAGGTATCAATATTAAAAACTTACACAATGTAGTTTTTGCATCACCAAGTAAATCAAGAATTAGAAATCTCCAATCTATCGGAAGGGTTTTGAGAAAAGGAAACAACAAAACAAAAGCAATGCTTTATGACATTGCAGATGATATTACTTATCAAGGTAGAAAAAACTACACTCTGAATCACTTGATCGAAAGAATTAAGATCTATACAGAAGAAGATTTTAATTATGAATTCACTCAGATAAAACTCAAAAACTAATATGGAAGAATTTTATGGAACAATAAAGCTGGTCAGTGGAGAAGAAGTCTTTTCCGAGATTCTTCCTGCAGAAGAAAATGGCAGAAGCATTTTGATTCTAAGTGATCCCGTTTCTATTGAAGCAGTTCATATCGCTACGGGAGAGGGTCTACGAATGATCCCTTGGGTAAAAACAAATGCTGGTGATAGTATTGTCGTAGTTCCAATGCAACACGTCATCACAGTCGTAGAAGCAGAAGAAGATTCTGAAGTAGTAGAGTCTTATATGAAGTTCGTTAGATCCAAATTGCAGTCTTCTTCCAAGAAAACTCCTAAGACTGGAGGATTCAAAACAACGGTAGAAAAAGCACGTAAGGAACTTGAGAAGCTTTATAATATAGAATCTAAAGAAGCTGAATAGTGCTTCTGAACTCTGGCAGAGTAATCATACACAAAATCCAGAGCCGTGTCAAGTTGTCAGTTTCTGCACTTCGTGATACAATATTAATATTTACAGGGGATCAATGAAATGGCTGCTAGAAAGAGGTCTGAACATTATGTAAACAACAAAGAATTTTTGTATGCTATCGTTCAGTATAAGAAAGATGTGAAGGATGCTGAGGAAGCGGGTCAACCAAAACCTCGTATCACAAACTATCTTGGGGAATGCTTTTTGAAGATTGCAACCCACCTATCCTACAAACCAAACTTTGTTAATTACATGTTCCGTGAGGACATGATCTGTGACGGTATTGAAAACTGTGTTCAGTACATTCACAATTTTAATCCAGAAAAGTCTACCAATCCTTTTGCTTACTTCACTCAGATTATCCACTACGCTTTTCTGAGACGTATTCAAAAAGAGAAGAAGCAGATGGAAATCAGAACCAAGATTCTTGAGAAGTCTGGTTATGATGAAGTATTTACAGTCGATGATGACTACGGTAGTTCTTTCGAGTATAATAGTATTAAGGACGCTATTCAGTCTAAGATGTATCAATGAAGATTGCGATTATTACGGACACTCACTACGGTTGTAGGAGGTCGTCCAAGCCTTTTCATGATTATTTTCAAAAATTTTATGACGACATCTTCTTCCCCGAATTAGAAAAGAGGGGTATCAAGGAGTGCATCCATATGGGAGACGCCTTTGATAATAGAAAGAGTATTGATTTCTGGGCCCTTGATTGGGCGCGGAAGAACGTCTATGACAGATTCAGAGATCTGGGTGTGAAGGTATGGCAACTCGCTGGTAACCATGACACCTATTTCAAGAACACCAATGAAGTCAATTCAATTGATTCTCTACTGAAGGATTACGATAATATCATTCCCATTTCATCCCCAGATGAGTATGATATTAATGGATATAAAGCTTTCATGATCCCTTGGATTTGTGATGCGAATATTGACGAGACGAAGAAAAAGATAAAGAAAACTAAGACCAATGTTGCTTTTGGTCACTTAGAAATTACGGGATTTCAATTATATCCTGGATGTATTCAACAGGGTGGAATTAGTAAAGACTTCTTCAAGAAATTTGAATTTGTTTTTTCTGGACATTACCACACACGTAGTAATGATGGACAGGTATATTACCTAGGCAATCCATATCAAATGTATTGGAATGATGTAGGTGATATTCGTGGATTCAATATCTTTGATACCGAAACATATGAAATGGAATTTATTGAAAATCCATACAGTATGTTTGAAAAGGTTTACTACGAAGATACTCCTGCCGAACTATTCAAAGCCCATTTGTATGAGAATAAAATTGTCAAATTAATTGTCAGAAAGAAAACAGATCAAAAAAAGTTTGACAAGTTTGTTGATAAACTTCTTAAGTCTAAAGCACTTGATATCAAGATCATTGAATCATTAGATGTAAATGATTCTGAGGTTGATTTTGATGGAGAAAAGATTGAAGACACACTTACCCTTCTCAATAAATATATTGAAGATTCTGACTTTGATTTAGATAAAGGAAGAGTCAAAGACCTGCTTCGTGAAGTTTATCTCGAAGCCTGCGAAATGGAGTAAAGATGTATATCCTCTCACTCATGGGACATGAAGGCGAAGGTGCCTACTCGTTAGAAGACGAGACGGGAACCAAACAACTTTACATGTTTCAGGACGAGGATGATGCAGAGAGATATGCAGGACTTTTAGAAGCAGACGATTACCACAAATTGTCAGTTGTAGAAATTGACGAGGAACTTGCCATAGAAGCTTGTAACAGGTATAATTACAAGTACGTGATAGTGACACCTCAAGATATAGTATTCCCTCCATATGATAGTATTTCAGAAGATTAGATGGAGAAACTTTCTTTCGACAGGAAATAGTTTCACCGAGGTTGACTTTAGAAGCGCTCCAACGACTTTGATTGTTGGAGCAAATGGTGCTGGAAAATCTACTATACTTGATGCTCTTACTTTCGTTCTTTACAACAAACCTTTCAGAAAGATTAGTAAAGGTCAGTTGGTCAATAGCGTAAACGAAAAAGAGTGTATTGTTGAGATTGAATTTGATATAAACGATAGACAATATAAGGTTATTAGGGGAATCAAACCAAATGTATTTGAGATCCACTGTAATGGAGAAATCTGGAACCAAGAAGCTTCTGCTGTAGATCAACAGAAACATCTTGAGGAAGGCATACTCAAACTAAACTATAAGTCTTTTACCCAGACAGTCATCTTGGGTTCAGCTACATTTGTTCCTTTCATGCAATTATCTTCTTCTAATAGAAGAGATATTGTTGAGGATCTTTTGGACATCAAAATCTTCTCTAGTATGGGAAGTATTCTCAAGGATAAAATTAGACAAGCAAATCAAGATATCCGTGAATTATCTCTACAAAAAGATCTGACAGAAGAAAAAATCTCTATGCAAAAGAGTTTCATCAAAAATCTTGATGAGAGAGGTAAGGCTAATATTGAAAATAAGAAGTCTAAAATTGGAGATCTGTCAAAAGATATTGATGACTTGATGGCGGATAACCGTACACTCAATGAAAATATTAGTGATGTGTATCAACCACAACTTCAAGAACTGAGTGACCCTACAAAATCGCTCAGGAGGATGAATGGAGTCAAAGCAAAACTGGAACAAAAGATACAGAACATAACCAAAGAACATAAGTTTTTTAAAGACAATTCGGTTTGTCCCACTTGTGGACAGGATATTGAAGAACAGTTTCGTGTAAATAAGGTAGGAGAGATTGAAGATCAAGTACAAGAAATTAATACGGCATACAAAGCACTCAAGAAAACTATCTCCGATGAACAGGATAGAGAGAAAGAGTTTGCTCAGCTCTCCAAGCTGATCTCAGATACAACGCATGGCATCTCTACTAACAATACTAAAATCTCTGAATATCAAAAACAAACCAGAAGTTTGGAATCTGAAATTCAAGAGATTGCCTCACAAATTGCAAACAGAAATTCTGAACGAGATGCTCTTAAACTGCTAGAAAAAGAACTTAAGTCGGTAGAGAAGAACAAGTCTGAAAAAACGGAAAGTATTTCCTATCTAGATTTTTCTCACTCCCTTATGAAAGATAGTGGAGTTAAGTCTAAGATTATTAAAAGATATCTTCCAGTGATGAATAAGCAGATCAATATGTATCTGCAACAAATGGATTTCTATATCAACTTTACATTAGATGAGGAGTTCAAGGAAAACATCAAGTCTCCTATTCATGAGAACTTTAGTTATGACTCCTTCTCTGAAGGTGAGAAAATGCGAATTGATTTGGCTCTTCTGTTTACTTGGAGAGACATTGCTAGGTTGAAAAACTCTTCTTCTACCAACCTATTGATTCTTGATGAAATCTTTGATAGTTCTTTGGATGTAACTGGCACAGATGAGTTTACAAAGATTGTGCGATATGCAATCAAAGACGCCAATGTCTTTATCATCTCTCACAACACCCAAGACCTACAGGACAAGTTCGATAATATGATTACCTTCAGTAAAGTCAATGGGTTCTCGAAAACCAGTTGATTAACTGTCCATTTGGGACTAGACCATGCTTTGGGGTGATGTATAGTATTCATATACGAAACGACTCTAATGGTCAATTACGAAGTTAAAGGACAACTTGCAAAGCTCCTTGCAACTGAAGATCTTATCATTGAGAACAGAACCGTCTCCACTGCGTCCTTTGACGTTCATAGGAGGGTACTTACCCTTCCTCTGTGGGAACGTGCTTCTGCGACCGTATACGACCTTCTGGTGGGTCATGAGGTTGGACATGCGCTCTATACCCCAGATTCTAATTGGAAGAAAGACTATCCTGATGTTCCTGGTAGCTTCGTTAATGTCTTGGAAGACTCCAGAGTAGAAAGACTGATCAAGAGGAAGTTTCCTGGAATGATCAAGACTTTCTATCGTGGATATAATGAACTTTCTGATCAGGACTTCTTTGGGATTGATGATGAAGATGTTGACTCCATGTCTTTCATGGATCGTATCAATCTCTATATCAAAATCGGTAATTTTATTGATGTAAACTTCACTGAAAAGGAAAAGAGCCTTGTCTCAGAAGTTGAGCACACTGAAACATTTGAAGAAGTTCTAGAACTTTCTTTCAAAATCTTTGAATACCTGAAAGAAACAGAAGTAGAAGCTCCTGCTCTTCCTCAGTCTGAGTCTTCTTCTGGAAATCAACAGGATTCTGATAGCACTCCTTCTCCTCAAAGTTCTCCTGAGGGATCTAACGAAAAGGATGATGAGTCTGAGTCTAAATCAGAATCAGAACCACAAACTGACAATGACTTCAGCGAATTCTCCAATGAACTTCCAGAAGAACCTAAAGGTGGTTCTGAGTTTGAGACAGTTACTGATAAGAACTTTGATGATGCCGTTGAAGAACTGAACAGTGACAGCCCATCTCGTCGTGATATTAATTACTTGGAGATTCCAGAAATCAAAATTGACAATGTAATTGCAAAAAATTCTGAGATTCATGAGACTCTAAATGAGTTTTATGAACTTACTTTTCAAATGAGGAAGAATGAGTATGGAATAGAAGTTGCTAATGAAATTTTTGCAGAAGTAGACAATGAGTATCGACTCTTCAAAAAACAATCCCAGAAAGAAGTCAACTACCTCGTCAAAGAATTCGAGTGCCGTAAAGCCGCAGACTCTTATGCTCGTGCTGCTGTTAGTAGGACTGGAGTTCTTGATACAGGGAAGTTACATACTTATCGATACAATGAAGACATTTTCAGGAAGGTCACGACCCTAGCTGATGGTAAGAACCATGGATTGGTTTTTGTTCTGGACTGGTCTGGATCCATGTCCGATGTCCTTATGGATACAGTGAAACAACTGTATAACCTGATTTGGTTTTGTAAAAAAGTCAATATTCCTTACGAGGTATATGCTTTCACTAATCATTGGGCTAGTTGGAAACGTGATTATGATGGACGATATGAAGCTCCTGATGATCATGTAGATGAGAAAGTTGAGAATGAATTTTATGTTTCCTCCGACTTTCATATGATGAATGTTCTGACCAGCAAGGTTCGATCTGCTGACTTTGAGAATCAGATGAGGAACTTTTATCGACTTGCATATAGTGCTGACTGTAAAGGATATCGTTGGGGTGGTGCTAGTTATCAAGTTCCTGCACAACTTTCTCTTTCGGGAACTCCTTTGCACGAAGCGCTTCTTGCTTTGAATCAAATTCTCCCTCAGTTCAAAAAATCTACGGGAGTTGATAAGATGCATACTATTGTCTTGACTGATGGAGAAGCTCCTCCTCTGAAGTATCATCGTTTGATTTCTTACAATGATCGGGAACCTTACTGGGGATCTCGTCAGGTGTATATTGGAGATTTCGTTCGCGATCGTAAAACTGGAAATTCATTCAGGATCGATCATCCTTATCATGGTCTTACTACTGCTTTGTTGGGACAACTTCGAGCTCGATTCCCACACACCAGTTTCATTGGTATGCGGCTTCTCGCTCCTAGGGATTCTACTTCTTTTATTCGTCGATTCGTTGAGGATTATGATAAGTCTGAAAAACTGATTTCTCGTTACAAGAAAGAAAAGTCCTTTGCTATGAAGGATGTTGGATATCAGACTTATTTTGGACTCTCTTCCTCTGCACTCAATACTGATACTAGTTTTGAAGTGAAAGAGGATGCTACGAAAGCACAGATCAAATCTGCTTTCAGAAAATCACTATCTGCCAAGAAAATGAACAAAAAAATTCTTGGGGAATTTATTTCCCTCATCGCTTAAAACCAGTTAGGAAACTGGTACAAAACCCAGGACATACTGGATTTTTCACACTATATTGTATACATACAAAAGAGGTTTCAAATGACCGCCCGCGTGAACTCCGATTCCCTGATCAACTCTCTTCGTGATCTTTACGGAGAAACTATTACGTCTGCTGACGTTCGTGGCTATTGTGCATCCAATGGTGTCTCCTACCCCACTGTTACCAAGTATCTTGACAACTACAAGTCTGGTCGTGGTAAGTGGAATTTGACGGTCCAAGAAGCTCGTCAACAACTTGAAACTGCAGCTGCTGCACCTTCAGTTGTTCCTCCTATTGAACAAAACCTTATCCCCACTAAAGATGATTCCTTCGTCAAGTTTGGCAATTTCGGTGATGTTAAAAAAATTATTCAGTCCCGTCTCTTCTACCCTACGTTTATCACGGGTCTCTCGGGCAATGGTAAAACGTTTTCTGTCGAACAAGCGTGTGCCCAACTCGGACGAGAACTCATCCGTGTAAACATTACAATCGAAACCGATGAAGACGATCTTATTGGCGGTTTCCGCCTTATTGATGGTAACACCGTCTGGCACAATGGCCCAGTCATCGAGGCTCTCCAGCGAGGTGCTGTATTGCTCCTTGACGAGATCGACCTTGCCAGTAATAAAATTCTCTGTCTCCAATCTATCCTTGAAGGGAAAGGAGTATTCCTTAAGAAAATCGGACAATGGATTGCTCCTGCAAGTGGATTCAACGTCATTGCCACAGCCAACACTAAAGGCAAAGGTTCAGACGATGGACGATTCATTGGAACTAACGTGCTCAACGAAGCCTTCCTTGAGCGATTCCCAGTAACCTTTGAACAGTCTTATCCCACTGCTGCTACTGAAGCAAAGATCTTGTCCAAATTGTGTAATGATGATCAGTTCACTGCCAAATTGGTAGACTGGGCTGACATCATCCGCAAGACCTTCTATGATGGTGGTGTTGAGGAAGTTATTTCTACCCGCCGTCTGGTCCACATTGTGAAGGCATACAGTATCTTTGGTGATAAAGCGAAAGCTATTCAAGTCTGCCTTAATCGTT